TAAAAACAGACATATTATTTCCTAACATCCTTCAAATAGTATTACCTCAAAAGATTTATATGGGCATCACAGGAATAGATCGTGATGAAATAATCACGCAATCCTGGAGTACTCCATATAAACTTAAAAAGAAAGCTCCCATGGGGAAAGTACTCAGTAAAGCATTTGAATTATTAAAAATCCCATATAGCAGGGATTGGTTTACTTTTGAAGATAAAATCATATCTTTTAAACCTTTAGATAACAGAGATGAGCCATTAAATAAATTAATAGAAATAGGTACTGTTGAAGAATATTCAATAAATGAATTTGCAGATATTAGTTTAAAATATGAAGAAGCACTACTTCATTTGATCAATCGGTCTATAGAAGAGTTGGCTTCTTACAAAAACATACAGTGGGTAGGCAAAGACAGGTTCTTTAGATTCAAACCTATAGGGGTGCCAAGAGAACGGAAAATAACTTGGAAAAATAAGAAAACTGCAACACGAACTGTAGTTGCAGAGATATGGAATAACGAAAAAAAACAAATTCTATATTTTAGACAGCTTTCATTTAGAATCCAATCTTTTAGATCTGATGAAAAGTGGTTTATTAGCATAACACCTGGATGGTCTTTCACCTATGATGGTTATTCGAGCTGTAAGCAAGAAAGTCAATTAATTGCTCAGAAAAAGAACTTGGAAACAAATTCTGCTGTATATCAACATTTTATGTTTATATCATTTTGTCTTTCCAATAAATTAGAAGATAATGAATCTGAATATAAATACATATCATTCTCTTCACCTTTTGATTTAAAACTTAATTATACCCCTCAACATGGATATTAAATTATTAGAAGAGCCTTTATTGCAATTCGGTAAAGGAGAGTATATCTGCCCACGAACAGGTATATATAAGTATAATGTATCTGACATTAACGACATAAGACCAGATAAAATAGTTATCGGATTTATTGGACTTAGTGAAAGCATAAACATTGCTATTAGTTGGATAAAAAAGTGCCGTAATCATATTGAGTCAAAAAAAAGCAAACAACCCAATCTTTTTACAAACTTTCCAGGTTTTAATGAAACTATTGCTTTTAGAAGTGAAGTAGTTTATGATGAATCGTATATACGTAAAATCAACAACTCTGCACTTGACCAAATAAAGAGAGAAGCCAATGATATTGATCAGCTAATTATTAAAACAGTGGATCTTTATTTGGCAGAAATACATTTTCTAGCAAATAATAAAAAACCAGATGTTATTTTATGTGTATTAGATGAATCTCTAACTAAAATAATATATGGAACTAAAACAATTGAAATTGATGATGATTTTAATGAAGAAGATCCAGTAGAAATTGAGGTAAATTTCAGAAGATTACTTAAAGCTAAAGCTATGGAATATAACATTCCAATTCAAATATTTAGGGATAGAATCGCCAAGCCTTCTTCAGAAATGCAAGATGAAGCGAGCATAGCATGGAACTTTTATACTGCATTATACTACAAAGCAGGTGGCATCCCTTGGTCTTTGAAAAAAGAAAGTAGTAATATAACCTGTTTTGCTGGAATAAGTTTCTACCGTACACGAGATAAGAAAACTATTCAGACAAGTGTAGCTCAAATTTTCAATGAGCACGGTAACGGAGTTATATTAAGAGGTACACCTGTAAAAGAAGATAAAAAAGATAGACAGCCACATTTAACAGAGGTACAAGCATATAATCTTTTAAAAGAATCTTTAAGTGAATATTATAATGCGATTAAAATTTTTCCTCAACGGCTTGTTATCCACAAAAGTTCTAACTATTCAGAGGAAGAAATCGATGGATTTAAGCGAGTCGCTTCTGATATGAATATCAATTCTATAGACTTAGTAACGATCATGCCTACTAACTTCAGGTTATATAGAGATAATGACTATCCACCACTAAGGGGGACTATGTTCAGCCTTGATAAATGTCGTCATTTTTTGTATACTAGAGGATATGTTGAGTATTATGGGACGTATCCTGGTAAGTACATTCCTAATCCAATAGAAGTAAGACTATTTTCTTTTGATGAGTCCCCAGAACAGATATGCAAAGAAATATTATCTCTCACAAAAATGAATTGGAACAATACACAATTTGATAGAAAATTCCCAATCACAATTGAGTGCAGCCGGAATGTTGGAGAAATATTAAAATATGTACCCACAGACCTGAAGCCACAAATTAAATATAGCTTTTACATGTGATTCTTTTCTTTATAAAGTAACCTTTTATGATTTATTAAAAAGCATGAATAAAAAGAAATTTATCAGTAAATAATTGGGGATATCTAATTGATTAAATCGACAATATTTTCTGTAAAGATATTATTATTAATTATACAGAATTTCTCTTCGACATAATATAGGTATAATAAACAGAAATATAGGGAGTCGTGTTTCCCGACTCCTTATATTTCTGAGAAAGATAATTGAAAAGAAAAAGATAGATACTGAATAAAACGACTTAGGATCTGATAAGACGTCATAATTAATTAGAAATCCATAATATATTACTTCCTATATTATCTAAAAATTGACTTGACATGACTATTCATGACTATTATGGACAAAAGAATGGATTACTTGTATTATCCATGTTTCTCTTTTATTTTTGTTCAAGATTCATATATAATTTGATAAAAAGTAGAAAAACATGGAAGTATATTACATTGAAGCCGAGATCTTTGAAAACATCATGGACCGGATTGAGAATTTATCCACTCATGTGGATCACCTTTGTAAGAAGACAGAAGAGAAAAAGCTCGGTGAATGAATGGATAACCAGGATGTCTGCCTACGTCTTAACATCTCCCCACGAACTTTACAGACTCTCCGGGATACCGGAAAGTTGGCATACTCGCAAATCCAGCATAAAATCTACTACAAAGCGGAGGATGTAGAGAAACTGGTGACTTATGTCGGCCTAAAACGCAAGGAGAAAATATTGAGAGAAAAAAGAAAAACGGTTAACTTATAAAATCAGACAGACAATGGACGACATTATAACCAAAAGCAATGAACGTGTAGCCGGTTTCTTCCGCACACTGAACGAGATGCAGGTGAAAATAGAAAAAATAATAGACAACAGTCGTCCTCCACTTGGAGGAGAAAAGTTTCTAACTGACAAGGAGCTTTCCGGGTTGTTGAAAATCAGTCGCAGATGCCTACAGGATTATCGCAATCAGGGACGTATACCTTATATTCAGTTAGGTGGTAAAATCTTGTATAAAGCATCGGATATTGAAAAGCTATTGGAAGATAATTATCATAAGGCTTTGGAATAACAGAACGGGGACAGCCTTCACTGGTTGTCCCCCGTTTTTTGTCCTGTCTCTTTCTTCTTTCATGGCTACATCGCCTTGCCGGATGTCCGGTTATCATCTTTGTCTTCTTCCTCTTTCCAGCCGTTGTAACGTCCGCATTGGTAAACTCTCGGCGTCATTTTATCATCAGGCAGACTGTATTGATTCTTTGTCGTATCCGCAAGTCTGAGCAGATCCCGGTTGACCTTCTGGTTGGTTATTTCGGCATAGATTTGTGTTGTACGAATAGAGGAATGCCCCATCATCCTGCTGATGGTTTCAATGGGTACACCATTACCGAGGCAAATGAGCGTGGCAAAACTATGCCTGGCCATGTAGAAGGTCAGATGACATCCCAGTTTGCATTGTTCTTCTATCATCTTCAGGCTGCGGCACAAACTGCTGGTTGCCGGTACGAAGAAAAGTTTTCCGTCCTTTCCCTCTCCCTTGTATTTGTCGATAATGCGACTTGGAATATCGAGTAACTTGATATGGCATTCCGCCTTCGTTTTCTGACGTTCTATGTGAATCCATCTCGAACCGTCCGGTTCCGTGACGATATTCTCGGAAGTGAGGTTGGCAAGGTCAGCCCTGCCAAGTCCGGTAAACGTCGAGAACACGAACAGGTCACGTGCATGGCATAGCCGGTAAGTAGGTAACTCCACACCCGTCAGTTTGGCAAACTGTTCTCCGGTGAGATAACGATGGTTCACCGGAACGGATTCCAGCTTGTAACCGGCGAACGGATCACGCTTAATGGTTCGTTGCTTTACCGCACGACGGGCGATTTTGTGCAGGAAAATTAAGTAGTCGTTCAGTGAGACGGTTTTTAACCGGAGTACCGTGGAGAGGTAGAACTTGAAATCCTCGATCAGCTGCATGTCAAGCTGACGGAGCGGAATATCCTCTATTCCATATTTATATTGTAGGAAATTGGCGAGGTGCTTACGCCCGGTGAGATACCTTACATAAGAATGATGCGTCCGGTCCGTGTCCACCCGTCTGGCATACTCTTCATTGTGCTCATCAAACAGGGCAAGCAGGGTTTCTTTTGTCTGCGCCTTGCCGGTAAGGACATTCTTGATAAGCTCTGCGGATACGTATCCTATTTCTTCCACCTTTTCGTTATAGGCTTTCTTTGCCTTCTCTTCCAGTCCGTCCAGATGAATATTCAGTTTCCTTACCTCGTCCTTTGCTTCGGGAGGAAGGTTCTCCAGCCGTTTACCTCCCGACATGGCTCTGCCGGTTTCAGGATTCCACAAGTCCGGTTCGATCTCCAGTCCGGTGGTGTACTGGGTCATCTTCCCGTCAATGGTCACTCTTCCCATGATGGGGCATCTGCCGTTCTTCTTTGTTTTCTGGCGGTTGATGTAAAATAACAGTTTGAATGTACTACGCATAGGTCATATTATTTATCGGTTATTATTGTTCTTTTTTCACTCTTGGTCATTGGCCTTTTACTCGGGCGGTATTTCCGTCTGCTCACGTCTTTCAGAATGTGGGAGGGTTCGGAGTCGATTCCCTGCAAGGTGAATTTGTCCTCTATATTAAAACTTAATGCGGTCACGTCACGGTCTATCTTTTCCTGCGTGATTTTCGCATACCGCTGTGTCGTGGAAATATTGCGATGTCCCATTATCTTGCTGACCGTTTCAATAGGCACTCCCTGGGAGATACAGACCACGCTGGCAAATGTGTGCCGGGCCTGATGGAAGCAAAGGTTGCGGTCTATGCCGCATTGTTTGGCGATTTTCTTCAGGTGGGGATTGAAGCTCGTGTTATGCAACATCGGGAACAGTTTCCCATCCGGTGCCATTCCTTTATACTTTTCTATAATAGTGATGGCAATATCCAGCAGACGCACATTTTCGGGCGTACCTGTTTTCTGGCGTTTCGTTTCGATCCACAGACTGCCGTCATCGGCCTTGACTATATTAGATTCTCGCAGGTTGCACATGTCGCAGTAGCAGATTCCGGTGAACGCTGAAAAAAGAAACATATCACGGGTAAAGTTCCGGTTGGGCGTGTCGAATGTGGTCGTCATTAACTTTTCCAGTTCTTCACGGGTGAGGTAAAGTTGCTTCTGTTTCGGTTTCAGGGGAGTGAATTCCTTGAAAGGATTAAAAGAAAGGATGCCACGATATACCGCTGTCTGTACGATGTGCTTCAGACGTTGTACATGTCCGATGGAACTGCCGGTCTGCATCCCCTTGTCAATACGGAGGTAAAGCTCGAACGATTCGATAAACGATCCGTCCAGTGCTTTTACCGGAATATCGGACACTTTGTATTTGTCCGTAATGTATCCGGCGACATGGTGATAGGTGTTCTTGTATTGGTAGAAACTGTTTTCTTTCCGGTTCACGCCCACACGCAAGGCATATTCCTCATTGTGCTCCCGGAATAATCCCAGCAGGGTGGCTTGTGCCGTAGCGATTCCTTGAAATGTGTTTTTAATTTCCTCAGCGGTGATGTCGGCCTTCATATCCAACAGCTCGTTATACCGTTGGCGTAGAAGGAGCAGCATCTTCTCAATCTCACGGTTGGTGTAGACCGCTACTTTACTCTTGCCGGTGCAACGCTGTGAGGTGGCATTCCATAGGTTTGGATTCACTTTGAACTTGCATGCGAATTGTGCGACGGAGTTCGTTTTTCCTTTGACGGTGATACGCCCCATCAGGGGGCATAACCCTTCCGCATCCTGCCCGTTTCGTTTCAGGTAGAGCAGCACCTTGAATTCTGTTTTCATACTCTTCATTTTAGTTGCAATAATACTCCTAATTGGCTTTTGACCGGATATGAAAACTTGGGCGAAACGTTGCAACGGAACCCGGGCAAGTCGGAACCGCTGTTCCTGTCTGTCTTTCGGGCTATGTTTCTTCATTCTTCCGCAGTCTGTTAAGCATTGATATTCAGCGTTTATCCTCGTCTAAAATAGGTAACGACTTGGTAGCTGAACCGCTTCTATATTTTGCCTTTTTCCCTCTTTCGCTAAAGATGCGATATTGAGCAAATCTATTATAATTCAACGGTTTACGTTTCACTTGCTGCGGTTGTTACTTGGATGCGATTGGGGTGGTTTGTTGTTTCACTGGTTTGGCTTATGTTGATGTCGCCAACCTTACCCAAGAGAATATACGCAAATCATTTGACGGCAAGTTATGGATAATCACCAAACGCCAAAAGACCAATACGGACGTAAATGTTCCTTTGCTGGATATTCCTAAAATGATATTGAAGAAATATAAAGGCAAGCTGCCGAACGGTAAGGTACTTCCGGTAATCAGCAATCAAAAACTTAATGCGTATTTGAAGGAAATAGCGGACGTTTGCGGGATTAAAAAGAACTTGACATTTCACCTCGCCCGGCACACATTTGCGACCACAACCACGCTTGCAAAGGGTGTTCCCATCGAAACGGTCAGCAAAATGTTGGGACACACTAATATAGAAACCACGCAAATTTACGCCCGCATTACCAATAATAAGATAGGTAACGATATGCAGGGACTTGATAAGAAATTTGTCGGTATCGAGAAGATTTATAAAGAAGCCCTGTAACCATTCAAACAAGGAACTTGCCGTTAAAACGGCAGGTTCTCTACCTTATTATTACTCACTTTAAAACAAATAAGCACATGAAAAGACAGTATCATAGAGAGTATCTGACCCGTGAAGAACTAACCGCCTTTTTAAAGGCTAAACTTTCTTCCGAACATCTTGAAAAAGTCCGTGATGTTTTTGTATTCTCCTGCTTCACCGGGCTGGTTTATGAAGATTTAAAAAAGCTACGTGCAGAGCAACTTATGACGTTACCCAGTGGTAGCCACTATTTGCGAATATATGTTCCTATGACCCGTTTTCCCCGTACTATTCCCCTGTTGGATATTCCTTATAAAATAATTGAGAAATACAAAGGGCAACAAGAGGACGGCGGGTTGTTTCCGCTTTTTCCTTTACCTGTAATGAATATTCGGTTACGGGAAATAGCTTCTGAATGTGGCATAAACAAAACTATCACCACTTTTTCAGCCCGCCGGACGTTTGCCACTACGATAGCTTCGGAAAACGGTATTCCCCTTGAAGCCGCAGCCAAAATATTGGGGCATAGTCTTTTGAAAAGTACGCTTTCAGTCACTTGCTTTACGAAAAACAAGATAGCCAGTGATATGTCCGCTATTTCCGGGCAATTCAAAGATATGGAAACCATGTTTAATTTATAAATAATAGAATTATGGACTTACAAATCATTCAGAACAAAATTTTTGAAATCAGGGGTTACCGTGTAATGCTTGATTTTCATTTGGCAGAACTTTACGGAGTGCAGACCAAAGTATTGAAACAAGCGGTGAAACGTAATGAAAAACGCTTCCCGCCTGATTTTCGTTTCACCATGACGAAAGAGGAATGGCACGAACTGGTCACAAATTGTGACCAGTTGCCGGAGAGCCTGAAACACAGCTATGTACTTCCCGATTGTTTCACAGAACAGGGGGTTGCTATGCTTAGCAGCGTGTTGCGCAGTCAGACCGCCATAGACGTGAATATCTCCATCATGCGGGCGTTTGTCCTTATGCGCCAAATGGTAATCAGTTACGAAGAATTGCTGAAACGTATAGAGGAACTGGAAATAAGCACTGATGCACAATTCAGCGAAGTTTATCAAGCATTGACCCAATTATTAAGCAAGCCCGAACCGAAGCCACGCAAACCGATAGGATATAGAACCTATGACGAATAATTGTTTAAGGTATTCGGTTGTCTAAGGGGTGTCACCAGTGATACCCCTTTTTCAGTTCCCTAAAGTAATGTATCTCAATCACAAATTTTAGCAAAGTTACAGCCCGGCAGGGACAAATACCTAATCCGAGCCGTTCCGGTTTTCTAAAAAATCTCCACACCTACGGGTCGTATTTTTTGAAAAGATTAGGTTGAAGTCCCCGCCAAACTGTGGGTGTCCGGCAAAATTTCTTATTGTTTAATTTAAAATTCAGGCGTTATGAAAACAACAGAATTTACCATGCCGGAAATTACTATCTCTTATAAAGACAATGTAAAAGCATCCGAAAGAATAAAAATACTCTCT